AAGAAACCTTTTGGTATAGCAATAAGACCAGACGCTACACCTGATAGCATAGACTCTATCGTACCTATTTTATTGTTACTTTCTGCTTTATTTAAATAAGCCGCGTAGTCAAAGTTTGAGGCCATGATTGTTACCTAGTTACGTTAGCTACTTTACTATCCACAATAGTTACTAATACATCACCGACAGTATAGTCTCCATTTGGTATTCCTTTTCCTTTAATAAGTTCTTCAGTTGTAGTAATGATAATATCTCTTTCCACTATATCCCCCTTCTTTTTAGCTTCTGTCATTAAATTCGTAAGATCTGTTTTAGTCATTAAATTACCCATAAAATTAGGTGATGATTTTGCAGCAGCATTATCAAACAATTGTTGACCCGACATATTTTTTGCAAACAACGCTTTGTTTTCTGAGAAATCTCCACCAGATAACTGTTTATCAGCAAGAGCTATTTGTTTCATTCTATACTCATCCATGATTGCATTCTTATCTTTGTTCATATCTTTTTCAATCTCACCTTTAAGTATAAGAGTATCAATGGCATCTTTAGTTGCTTTAGGTTTATCAAAAGCTTTACTAGTTCCTTGAATAATTTGATTAATTAATTTGCCAGATTTAATATCACCTTTAAAATCTCCTGAACCAGAAATTGCTTGACTGGCTGCTATTAAAGAATCGTATGCAGCATCTTTGCTCATGCCTTTAATATCTACAATGTCTCTGTACTTAGCAATTTGTTCTGCTCTAAGTTCTTTTTCAGATTTTTTAGGTTCAGCAGGTTGACTTAATATTTTGTCAATATTAGTTTGTGTATCATTTTTTTCTATTTCAGGATCTTTTTTACCACCGAATAATCCATTTGGAAATTTCTCTTTTAAATATTTATCTTGATCAAAATATTTATCAGAAACTAAAAGGTCCCCCACTTGTAGTACACCTTTTCCGGCTAATTTTAATCCTCCACCTACAGCACCTTCAAGAAGACCACTACTAGCCCCAACACCTACTCCCGCAGCTGTTGTTTTAGGATTTTTAGTGGCAAAATATTTTGCTCTATCGGAAAGCTCTTCGTATATGTATTCTTCGCCTTCAAAAGTAATTTTAGGGCGAGTATCTTCTTCTGTCATAATAAATTCCTATTTAAATATATCTTGCCAGTTTCCAGTAGTGCTCGCACGGGCATACTCTGTGGCACGGTTTTCAAAAAAGTTAGTATGCTCTACTCCGTTTAACATATAGTCAAGCCAGGGTAAAGGATTATTTTCACTGCCGAATATCTTTTTCATTCCTAGTCCAAGAAGCCGACGATCTGCAATGTATCGAATATACTCTTTTACTTCTTCTGGAGTTAAGTCAGGTATAGACGCTCCTGCAAAGCATAAATCAATAAAAGCATCTTCAAGCTCCACTGTACGTTCTGCAGCACAGTAAATCTCATACTTTAGATCATCGTTCCATAGTTCGGGATGTTCTTTTATGAATGTTCGAAACAACTGACTCATGCCTTCAACATGAAGTGTTTCGTCACGAACAGACCAAGTTATAATCTGTCCCATACCTTTCATAAGATTATGTCTTGGAAAGTTAAGTAAAATTGCAAAACTACTAAACAATTGTACTCCTTCTGTAAATCCAGAATATATTGCCATAGTTTTTGCAATATTCATTGGACTATCCATTCCAAAGTTAGAAAGATATTCGTGCTTGTCCATCATCTCTTTATGCTCAAAAAACTTTTGGTATTCATCATCACCAAAACCAAGAGTTTCAAGCAGTAAAGAATAGGCTTCTTGGTGTACTGCTTCCATTGCAGCAAACGCAGAAAGCATCATTCTTACTTCAGGCTGTTTAAATGTGGGTAGATAATGCTTTGCATATCCACAGCAAACATCTACATCCGCTTGAGTAAAAAATCTAAAAATCTGATTGATAAGTCGACGATTTTCAGGTGTCAACTTATCTCGATAGTCTCGCAAGTCATCAGCAAGATTTACTTCGTCGGGAAGCCAATGCATGTGCTGTTGTGTTTTATAATGTTCATAAGCCCACGGATAATTAAATGGCTTATAATACTCTCTTTCATGTAACAAATTACTCATATTAACCCTCACACGCTAGACACGCGCCTTCGTCAATGCTATCAAAAATGTACTGTCGCAATGCTTCGTCAGATACTTTTTCTGCTCGCTTGTACGCTTCACTTCTTAAATAATATAAAGTTTTTACTTTCTTTTTCCATGCCATCATGTGAATTGCATGAAGTTCCTGCTTTGATACGTTTGCAGGAAAAAATACATTCAAAGATTGACTTTGACAGATATATTGTTGTCGATCGGCTGCAAGATCGATAACCCATCTTTGGTCAATTTCCACTGCAGTTTTGAATACGTCTTTTGTCCAATCATCAAGAAAGTCAAGATGTTGAACCGAACCGCCGTTTGTAATAATTCCTTTCCATACTTCATCTGTATCTTCTCCTAATTCTTGAAGAATGTGTTCTAAATATTCGTTCTTCTGTAGACTGGATCCGGATTTAGTTTTTTGAGTAAACGCATTAGCACGGTAAGGCTCGATACTTGGACTAGTATTGCCACAAATAATAGAACTACTAGCATTAGGAGCGACAGCCAACAAGTGAACATTGCGAATTCCATACCCCACTGCATCAGGCGCTTCACCCCTTTCCATAGCCAATTCACGAGTTGCACGATCTGCCTCCGATTTTATGTGCTTAAACATTCTCATGTTTGCACTCTTTGCCATTATGCCTTCAAATGGTTGGTTGTGTCTTTGTAAGTAAGCGTGAAAGCCCATTGCACCTAATCCAATACTTCTTTCTTGCATTGCACTGTAGGCAGCTCGCCACAACTCACGAGGTGCATTATCAATAAAGTATGTTAATACATTATCAAGCATTGCAATTAGATCAGGAATAAAAAGAGGATTGTGTTGCCACTCATCAAATTCTTCTAAGTTTACACTTGATAAACAGCACACTGCAGTACGATCTTCGTCCGTAGCAAGAGTAATCTCACTACACAAATTTGAATGATGTACTTTTAAACCTTTTTCTTTCTGACAATCTGGCAATCCTTCCTGCACGGTATCCCCAAACATAATGTAAGGCTCTCCCGTTTCCACACGATTCTGAATTAACTTCACCCAAAGTGTCTTAGCAGAAACTGTTTTTACAATTCTGCCTGAGTGTGGATCACGAAGATCCCAGCTATCATCAAATCCTTCTTCTCTTGTGGCTCCTTCTATAAGGGCCATAAATCTATCTGGTACCACCACTCCATGATGTAAATTAGTAGACTTGCGGTTAATATCGCCTCCAGTGGGCTTTCGAACATCTAAAAACTCCTCTATTTCAGGGTGAGACATATCGAGGTACGCTGCATAGCTACCTCGTCGAGTAACGCCTTGGCTAAATGCCAACATTTCTGCGTCGACAACTTTCATAAATGGAATAACTCCGGTGCTTTCGGAGCCATTGCTCGTTTTTGAGCCTACACTCCGAACCCCGTTCCAGCATCCTCCTACACCGCCACCTACGCTACTAAGGAAAGCGTTTTCAGTATAGTGATTTGTTATGCCTTCTCGACTGTCGTCCACGTAGTTCAAAAAACAACTAATTGGCAATCCTCTAGTAGTTCCACCATTAGAAAGTACGGGAGTACTAAACATAAACCAAAGCTTACTAGCATAGTCATACAGTCGTTGTGCATGAGCTTCGTCATTTGCGAAAGCTTTTGCTGCTCGCGCAAACGCATCTTGAGGAGATATTTCTCCATCAATTAGATAACGATCCTGCAGAGTTTTCTTACTGAACTCTGATAGGTACGCATCTCGTGCATAATCGACAACCACATTAAAACTCATTTAGCATTCTCCCTCGAATATCCTTAAAATTAGTTACGCCTAGTGCATCATCACAGTATGTAAGAAGATCCATTAGTTCATAATTTTTAAGGATTTGATCTGGATTTTCGTTCAATCCTTGTATAAATTTGTATTTACTGTTTATTGGTATAGCTTCATAAATATCGTATGCACTTCCATATTCTTTTACAAGACTTACTGCGCGTTTCGGCCCTACCCCAGGAAACCCTGCTACATTATCTCCTTTGTCTCCCATAAGGCACTTAACCGATATATATTCTTCAGGAGTACAATCATAGTGTTCATTCCAGTTTTCTAGCGTGACTTCCTTCCTCGTCACATAAGAAAATCTACTTACACCTTCTTGTATTAATAAGTCCCAGTCTCGGTCACTAGATATCAGCCAAATATTTCCTAGCCCATATTTGTCTTTATATTTTACAAGGTGTCCTGCAATATCATCTGCTTCTACACCTTTATATCGAAGAACGGTATACCCGCTCTCATTCATAACTTCGAGACTTGCTTCAAACTCTTCAAAAAATTCTTCAAAAGCTATTCGTTCTTCTTCGGTTTGTTCTGCAAATTTTTCTTTTCTATTCTGTTTATAATCCTCACTAATTATTTTACGGTATGAAGATGCTCCCCAATCTGCAGCAATTATTATTCGTTCTGCTGAATATGATCTTGCTAAACTTTGAACTGTACTTTCAAATTCATATCTAAAATCTGTTCTTCCTTGATGCTTCCATCGAAAAGCCAGGTTCAAAGCATCAACAACTAGAGTACAGGGGGATAAATCTTCGGCTAGTTTATCTTCAAAACTAAATGCCATTTAAAACTCCGGTTTTTCTTTATCTAACCACTCTTCTGCCAAAAGTACAAAACATTGTAAAAAACATATAAACATATATTCTTGAGTACTTTCAGGCGGAGTATCTGTAACTACAAATACTGGAGAACGATTATATTTAAAAAATAACAAAGGCTCTTGGTTCCCTTGCTCTGCTTGTATCTTTAATTTATTCCACCAACGAATTAAATTATTCGTTTTAGGTGCTGTAAACATTCTGTCAGTAAGAGGAGAGTCTGCATAATTTTTTACTTCTATACAGTATTTATTTTTTGTATGAGGAATATACAAATCTCCTTTTAAATATTCGAGAGCGCCGGAATTAGGCACTCTTTCAAATTGAAGATTTGTGTATTCACGAAGCATATCTCGAACAAGATACTCTCCTCGTGCTCCTTTAGCCCTACTGTCTACCATCGTAAAACTCTTCTAACACTTGAAACTTTTCTTTGGCTTCCGCAATTTTTGCTACTTGAGTATCAATGGCGTCTATTATTTCTGGGTGCTCTCCAATACCAACTGGGCTTTCCAGATATATCTCTATATTTGCCTCCGCCTCTTTCATCTGCCCGAAGTATTTCGCTTTCAGCGCTTCCACTATCTTCTCTCTCATTTTCATTTTCTTTTTCCTGTGCTATCCATTGCCTCCTACTGGAAGCTAATCTATTTAATACTCTAGTTTGCTGACGTTGTCGCACTTAATAACCTCTATTTTTTCAAGCAGTGGGTGACTCCACCCGTGACTAACAATATAAGTATTTAGATCTTCTTGAAGAAGAACTTCTACTATTTTTTCTCGACCTGTTTCGTCAAGAACGTTGATAACCTCGTCCAGAAATAGTACATTTATCCTGGATTTGGAAATACTACTCATCAACTTTCGAATAGCAACTAGAGTGGCTGTATTAACCCGGGCTAGTTCTCCGCTCGAAAGTGCAAGAATATCTACAACATTTCCATTGTCAGTGACTTGTACATTTAACTTGTCATTTGTTACTACAAACTCAAGTGTAAATCTACCGTCTGAAAGTTCTGCTAAATAGTGGTTTGCGAGTTCTTCCAACTCTTTCACAAGATTTTCGATCTTGTATGCAATCAAACCATTTGTACTAAAAGATTTTTTTAGTACTTCTAAATTCGATGAAAGCTCTCCTATACTCTTTAACTTTTCATTCGCTTTTTCTAGCTGAGAGCAAAATTCATCTGTTTGTTCTTGTATTACTTGGATTCTTGTGTTGTGTTTTGTTCGCTGTTCATTTTCTTTCGCGATTCTTGCCACTTCACTTTTTCTTCTGTCCAAGTCATCTCGTACTCGAGCCAAGCGCTCTTCCAGCTCGTTTTTATCCAAGAGGGCCACTGGTAGACTTCTATCAATACTTCGATACATATCTTCCCAATCTCTTTGAATTTTTTGAGCATTGTCGTAGTCTCGATTGTTTCGTTTAATTTCTGATATTCTTGTTTCAATTTCATCCTGTTTCCACCTTGCTTCTGCAATTTTTAGTGCTTCGCTGTCAAGAAGGCTTTGTTTAAAATCAGGGTCTACTTCTTGTTCGCAAGTAGGGCAATGATCTCCCAGTTTTTCTAACTTCTCTAAAAGTTTTCTTGCCCCCGCTGCGACCCCGTTGAGACTTCCTAACTCTGACTGTAAATCATCATAAGATTCTTTCTTAGTAATTACACAGTTTCTAGCTTCGTCAATATCAATTTGTCTAAGTAAGTCTTTATAAGAATTATTTTTAGAAATTTTTTTATTTTTTTCGGAAATATTTTCAATTTCTTTTGTTAAAAATCGGAATTCTTTCTCTTCTTCTTCCGTGTCAATTTCTAAATTTAACATCGGCAGTACCTTCGTATCGGTCAATTTGTTATCTGCCAACCATTTTTCTATCGTACTTACCTGACTATCAAGTGCACTAACTTCCAAAGATATATCTCTGGCGGCTGCCTTAAACAACTCAAAAAGTTCTACATACTTTTCTAAAGATAAAAGCTCGATTAAAAACTTTTTTCTATTAGTGTCTGTGGCTGTTAAGAATTGTAGGCTTGCGTTTGTATTTTGATATACAAGTTGTGAGAAAGTTTTAAAATCTATACCTATAACTTCTTGTATAGATTTATAAGTATTTGTAGCGGTATGACTAGATATATCTTCTCCATTCTTTTCAAATTTTACTTTTACATTTGTTTTACGATTTACAGTTATTCTGTATTCATCGGTATCACGAGTAAAATCAAGAACTATATCATAACCATTATTTACATACCTATTTGGTATGTCTGCTTTTTTAATTCCCTTGGAGTTCTTATTATATAATGCCTCCTCTATAATTAAAGGAATAGAACTTTTACCCATACCATTTGTTCCTAGTATTTGGGTCAAAGTCCTTTCATCTAGCATTATTTCATTGCCTTCTCCGTAGCTAAAGCAGTTATTCCATTGCAACTTTTGAAGCGTAATCATTAAAAGTTCCTATAATATCTGGTATCCGTGCTTCTTCTATCTCGAGTACAAATTGCAAGTATTCTGTTAGCTCTTCTTGGACTGTCATTTCTTTATCTAGAAGGAGAGCGGCCTCACTATTTCTCTTAACTACTTTTTTGTCTAATAGTTCTGAGTTTTTTATTTCTGCCAACTCTTGTATGTCGCCTTCTATTTCATATATTGTATGATCGTAGTCTGTAGCTAACATTTCTTCTGTGCTTTTTACCGTCTTCCTTATCAATTGTGGAAGGTCAAAAGGTTCCCACATCCAAGACCAGTCGTTTGGATTTATTAAGAGATAGCCGGTAGTTACAGAAGTTCTGTGAAAGGAAGTAGTCATAGGACTGCCAGGATACACAATATTTCTCTGAGTATTGCTGTGTGCGTGTAAGTCTCCAGCAAATACAATAGGAAAATCCTCGAACCTGCCTAAGTCCACCTCTGGCTTGACATGGGGAGGAATTTCTCCACGAACATGAGTAAATAATGGAAATCGTGTATCAAATTTTTCAATACTTTCTTTTCTATGCAATTCTGTATAAGGAAGTATATTGAACCCAATATCTTTATCTACATATGAGATATCTACTATTTGTACTAAAGGATTAATATCTCTACTTACCTGTTTCAGTTGAGTGAAAAAGGTTTTATGTTTTTTAGTAGCTTCATGATTACCGTCATAGATAATCGTAGGAATAGTAACATCTCGTATGAAAGAAAAATAAAGTTCTAACTCTTCCATATTAGGAAGGCGATCAAAGAGATCGCCTCCTATAATGTGCATATTGCACATCTTTTCTAAGCTATGAACTTGCTCAAAAAATAGTTTGTAACGGTTTAAAGCCCAAGAAACTGGGACATTTTTTTGTCCCAGTTTTATGTGCCAGTCGGCTGTAAAAAGAATCATGCAACGTCAAACTCTTTCTCTAGTGCTTCTTCGTCTACATTAGCATCGTTGCTAACACCTTCGCGTACTCTATCGAGCAGCTCTTTTTGCGCGTCTGGAGTCGGACGAGGCATAACATCATCCATTGACTTCAGGTCGGCAATGAGTGCGAGCTCATCTTCATCAAGAGCTCGTGACTTACACTTGAGTACCTGTACTTGGTACTCTACATTATAGGGCAGAGGGCCAGTTTTAACTCGCTTAAACTTTACATCCCAACCAGTTTGTACATCAGTAGGATCTCCAAGATCTTCTGCTGCAGTCATAATTTGTTCGAACAGCTTTTTCTTCAAATTGAAGACTTTTAGCTCCCCGTTATGAATGCACTGCATAGCATAGCTCCAGCCACACTTCAGATCAGGATAGTACTCACGAACCCAGTCTTTTTCCTTATTGTTAAAACGCTCTTCATCTCGATCAAATGAAAGACACTCCAAAGGAATGTTCTTACCATTTTCGCCTTCGATCCAGTAAACGTAACGAGCCAATACGTCGCCTACAAGCCGAACATTATTGTCGCCGTCCTGTGGAACAAAAGTGTTGATTGAACTTTTTTGAGCTGCACCCTTTGCTTTGTTAAATGTAATTGCCATTAATGTATCTCCTTTTTTGTGGGACTTCCTTCATACAAGAAATGAATTTCATTATCTTCTATTTCCAGTAGCCTATTTTCGTAAACGTGAATTAATGCTTCTTCAGGTATATGTAGTAAATCTAAACTTATTTTATTAGTAGCATAGAAATCAGGAAGAGACCTAAGAGCAGCAATGCCTGTATATACAGCCATTTCTCGAAAAGTGAATTTATATCCATCGTATAATAGTCTTTCCGGATGTACTAAAAAACTTGTACCATCGAAGTTAAGTTGTGAATAAAAATATTCTTTTTCATATTTATTCTTTGGAATTCTTTTTTCTACTAACATTCTTAATATCCTAACTATATCTCTAGGATCTCCTGCGGCTGTAGTGTAAATCTTTTTCCAATCGAATAATAACATATTATACTAAAATATCACTTAAATGTCAAGAACTATTTTTCTAGACTTGATTGATTTGCCAACCCTGTTTCATATAGTACCCCATTCTATTAGAAGCCTGCTTTCGAGCAGTGTTCCCTTTGAGATGAATGTCTACTATTACTGGGGTCTTTTTTCCTTCTCGCTCTCGGATGACTCTTCCGATAAGCTGGGTAAGAAGGGGCTCATTGTTAATCGGTGTACCGAGTATAAGGACTGAGAGCGCATTGACTGAGATGCCTTCACTAAATATTGCTTGAGTGCCGAAAAGAATGTTTTTATTGCCATAATTTACCTCATTTAATAATGTTTCTCGTTCTTCATGAGGAACATCTCCTGTAACATAGATCGCTTTATCTCCTGCTAGTATAGCACAGTTTTTTAAAAAACTTACACGATCTGATACTACTAGAACTTTGTGTCCTTTTGCAGCATAAAAAGCTGCTAACATTGCAACTGTATGTATGTATTCTTCGTTTGTAGCTAGATTTGTAACTCTATTTGCCCACGGTATTCTTGCGCCATCCATAAATCTTATTTCAGATTTTACAATATCTATTTTTGGGGTCATAAAGTTTTCTTTTGGTGGTTTAAATACTTTTTGACTAAAATAATCTCGAAAAACTACGTGTTTTCCGTCTTTACGTTCGATCGTTCCGCTGAGTCCAATTTTGTACCTTGCGTGATTTGTGTCGATGATTTTTGAAAAGGTTGGAGAAGATACGTGATGCATCTCGTCCAAGATAATTGTTCCAAACATTTTTCGAATTCGATCGATATTTCTGTAGAGTGTTTGGGTATTACCAACCACAATACAAGAATCGGTATTCCAGCTACCAGAACCAATAATTCCTGGGGTGATACCATAGACTTTTTCTACCTCCTTTGCCCATTGATTCCTTAAAGGAACCGTATGTGTAATAACTAATGTTTTTTGCCCAAGTTTTCCTGCTATTGCCAACCCCGTAAAAGTTTTTCCCCAGCTCACCCACGCGTTGATGATACTATTGTCATCAAGTTCATCGTAGACGGACTGTTGACTTTCACGGAGTACATACTTAAAGCTAGGAAAATCAACAGGCACCATAATCCTCTTGTCCACCACTTCATATTCATCTGGTATTAAATCCGTTCTTCCAATAGGTATGCTAACTAAATTTTCCCTCACTCTCGCCATATTTTTTATAACAAGAGGAGGATCTTTTGGATTAGGAGCAGGCACTTTATAAGTTAATTCTTTACTAAGAAGTTCTTTATACTCGGGCGTTACTTCTAATAATATTCGATTGCTAATTACTGCTTTCATACTTTTTTTCTACTATCTTTTAACTTTTCGCTAGAGTAGCTAAAAAGCATCCAAGGCATATTATATATGTAAAGTACTCCCGCCCACGAGCAGTCACTTGGAGGTGGACGAGGTATGATAAAATTTTTCTTTATACCATTCAAAGAAAGCAAGGAAGCAACTCCTTTTCTTTCTATATTTCTTATACTGTGGTATTTGATAGGGCACATCTTTGTTTTTTCATATATGAAAGGAGTGCCTTTTGTATCAATAAAATGTTTGTCCCGGGATTTAATTAATCCAATATGACTGTCTAAAGACTTTTTTAGATTAAATAAGTTTTCATGAGGAGTCTGTAGCCGTCTTTTACCCAAAGTATCTCCTCTCATATTTTTATCGTCAAGTATTAGATCGTCAAGAAAAAGCAGCCCGTCTAAGAGCTGCCAGTTTCCATTCGGTAAATTAAACACTGGAAAAATTATTTTTTCTATATCTCGATAAGTTATAATCACAGGTACTGTTTTTCAAATTTACCCATAGAATAATCATCACCAATTTCAAAATCGCATCCTACGGGAGCGCCAGGTATTGATATTCCTCTATCGAGTTGAATAAACTTTTTTAGATTTTCACAATAAAAATCAATTTCGTCTTCTGGAACCTCTGCAAGAATTGAGTCGTGCACAAGTGCGAAAATTTTAGACTTCATTTTTTCACTCTTAATAAACGCATTCATATCAATAGCTCCTAAGAGGTTAATATCAGAAGCAGCAGACTGCACCAAAAAATTAAGGCCAGACCTAATGCTATGAGACTTGATACCTTTGTCTTCTGATGCGACATTTGGTAATCTCCTTTTACGGCCAAAGTAACTATATGTGAAACCATTTTGCTCGATAAACTTTTGATTAGTTTCGATCCAAGACTTTAACTTATGAAAAGTCTGAAAATAATCATTAATTACTTCGGCAGCTTCGTTCTTGGAAAAATATTTTCCACTATCTTTTGTAACTTGTTCGCTAATCTTTGCAGGGCCTGCGCCATACATAATACCAAAAGTTACGGCTTTAGCAGCTTGTCGACGATCTGAATACAGTTCTGCTACTTCTTCGACTGCACAAGGTAGTTTAAAAACTGTGTGTGCAATTGTACTATGAAAGTTTCCTCCACTACGAAATACATCCATGAGTGCTTCATCTTCTGCCAGTTTAGCGGCAACGTATACTTCGGCAGTAGTTAAGTCCATTGCAACTATCTTTGACCCCGCTGCGGCTTTAATACATCCTTTAACAGCAGGATTATCGCGAGGCAACTGTTGCATATTCAACTTACCACTAGATGAGAGTCGCCCACTAGTTGTGCCATGCAGGTTAAACCCTGTACGCAATCTTGAATCACGATCAAGTTGCGGAATAATTTTATCTAAATAAGTATTCTTGATTTTAGACTTTTGACGAATATCAAGAATTAGTTGGGGAACTGGAGACTGTACTGCTAGCTCTTTTAATACTTCGGCATCTGTTGAATCCGCACCTGTACCAGTTTTTTTACCTGTTGGATTGAGTCCTAAAAAGTCGAACATCAACTTACGAAGTTGTAAAGTGCTGTTCGGATTAAATTCTTTACCTTGTAGTTGCTCAAACTTTCGTACTCTTTCGTCTTTATATAAAGTACTAATTGCTTCATCAATATCTTCTTGCATAATATTTTGAGCAATTTGTAGCCGCTGTTTATCAAAAGGCACACCATTATCCTGTGCATCAGTTAAAAATCTAGTACCTGGGATTAAGATATTATCATATACCCAACAGAGTTTTTTATTCTGCTTGATCTTTACAAATTTTTCATAAACCATAAAAGTTACAACAGCATCCATAGCCGCGTAGGTTTTCATTACATCAAAAGGAATCCAACCCCATTGAAAGTCTCCTTTAAGAATTCCGTGCTCTTTTCTATACTGGTCAATCCAGTCATACATTGGCTTTTCATAGTCGCCATAAGGAGTATACTTCATAGCAAGCTGTTTTAATCCGTGAGTCCCGGGATTCTCATCTATAAGGTAGTGTAGCAACATTGTATCTTCGAACTTTGGAAATTTAAAGTTGAAGTGATACTCAAAAAACGCCATGTCAAACTTAGCGTTATGGAAGATTACTGCCTTTTTATCGAATAACTCTTGTAGTAGCTTTTCAGTGGTATCGTCAAAGCAATCGGTATCAATATAAGCCCCATTAGTACCATTATAACAAAGACTAATGCCCAGCATATGACCGTCTCTAGGATAGAGGCCAGTAGTCTCAGAGTCGAGAGCAACATAGTCGCATGAGTAGTCGATGGCACTACGAATAAATTCATTTGCTTTCTCCGTATCTTGTATTCCAAAAGCAACACTATCATCAATTACGGCGTCTTCAATTTCTCCACGAATGTAACCAATGATACTGGCTTTTGAATCTTCCCACGTTCTACGAGCTTCTGGTTTAAAAGCAAGCATGGCAGGATTGATAACTGGTAAAAACTTTTTTTCTACCTTTTTACCAGAGTATTCTGTTACTGAGTTAATTCTGGTAAAATACTTTAAAGCATCCGAACCTACCAGTATAACCCACTCATACTTATCTGTATCAATTTCAATATCACAATCTCTTTTCAGAACCTTTTTAATGCTAGGATCTGAACATAATTGGTATTGATCAAACTCGAAAGCTCCATCGAACTCTCGAGTAAAATTTGTTCTTGAAGGTTTCGTCTCTATCAAGGCGACGTTAGCCATACAATCTCTCCTTTAGTTTTTCTACTTGAGATTTGATAAGTGCTCCAGGATCTGTATCTTTTAGATATACATTCCTAGAGGTGAGATCAACTTTCTCGCACATATCTTTAACATTTTCTGCTGCTTTTTGCCCAGCTTCGTCGCCGTCAAAGAATATATCAATATTCGTAACGCCTTGCAAGCTAAGTAATGACAACTTGTCTTCATTTATATTGTTCGTACCAAAACAACAAACTGCATTTCGCAGTCCTTTATCATGTAGATTTACGGCATCAAAGATACCTTCTACTAGAATAATACTATTTTTTATAGGCGATACAGTAGGAAAGAGAGGTAATTTAACGCCTCGTGGAGTAATCATATATTTTGGAGTACCTCCTGACATATGCCTACCATTAAATGACACTACTCTACCGCCAATATCTCGTATAGGAAATACAAGACGCCCAACATAATCTTTATCATGATGGGTAAATGCTTGAAAAATTTTATAAGTATCAGAACTAATATCTCTCCAGTTTCCTTCGTATGGCATATAGCCTTTCGGAAACGATAGCCCTGCACCTTCCGACATTTTTTGTCGTATTTTTTTCTTTAAGTTTTCTCTGCGGAGCTGTAGCTGATTCGCTTTTTCCCCGTAGAAATTAAAAAGATTACCTTTAAATCCACACGCAAAACAATTAAATATACCAGTGATCTGGTCTATTCTCATACTAGGATTATTGTCGTCGTGCTCAGGATTAAGACATTGTACTAAGTAATCCTTACCCTTTGCATAGTAAGGAATCTTTTTATCAAGTAATAGATCTTCTACGTTCATCAACAATCCGGATCATAACTTTGCCATTCATCATACTCTGTTGGTTCATCATAACCATCAGAGTAAATACAGTACCACGGCCCACTATCTGGCTCACTATACCACCAATCTTCTTCTAAAGCATTAGGGCACCTTACAGGATCGCCGTTGGTATACCCATCACCAATTAAATATTCGCCACAGTTGGGGCAAGTATCTCTAGTATTCCAATGTTCCATGAGTGCGTCGTGCATTATCTTCTCATCCTAGCAATATCTTTCATTTGTTGTTCATCTATGATTGGAATTGCATTTGATTTGTGCATGGTTCCGATACCCTTAACAAGGGTTCCTGTGTAACGTGGCGGTTCCACTCTAGGGGCAACTCCAACTGTGTCGGGAACCGAGGGATACTCTGGGGCACTCCTGCGGTAATTATTTCTTGGACTGACACTGACAGCCCTAATCTTGCGAGATACATTTTTTCTGCGCAAACCTTTTTTCTTTCGTCCTGAGACATCATAAGCCATTGATCCATAAATCATTCCCATAAATAAAAAACTCCCGTGACTTGAGCATATATTATACTACAAATCAACGGGAGTGTCAAGAAATATTTTTATATGTCCTGGATTTCTTCTCCAGTTTTGTGAGAGGCATCCTCTCGTTGATCTGGAGTTAAAGCGCTCTCAGGGCCCATCTTTAGAGTTTGCCAATCCATAGTGGAGGTAAAATCTATAGGCTCATTATTTCTTATTTTTACACACTTGAAGGTTACACAACCATCTTCGTGCTGCCAAGGCTCTAGAGCGAACGCTGCATCTGCTGCGTCCAAGATACCTTTTGCAAATCTTGCTTCGCCCGTAGCATCAGTTTGATACGGTGAAAAGAAAGGTATTTTATACTCTTGTGCCATTGACTTCAGAGCTTTACTTACTTCTATTTGTTCAGTCCAATCGTATTGACCGCTTCGACTGGAACATTTGACCTTTTAACTTGA